TTGCTGCACGCGCCGCTTTGACTAACGCCAGAGCGCCCCGCAGTGACCGCTTTATGTACCTTGACCCCTCACAGGTCAATGCACTCTTGAAGTTAGAGCGTTTTACCACCCCCGAAAAGTACGGCACTGGTATGCCAGTACAAGAGGGCGAGCTTGGTAAAATCCACGGCTTTAGGTGTTTTGAGAGCCTATTTGTGCCCTCCGCCTCAAGCCCAGCTACCAAATCCAACATTGCTATGCACCGCAATGCTATGGTTTTGGCTATGCGCCCACTTCCAGAGCCTAAAGCCCCTGGTGCGGTTGCTACCGTCATTGAAAAAGACGGGCTTGGTATCCGTGTTGTGTACAGCTACAACGCTGACCAACTCGCCGACCAGGTTACACTCGACATCCTTTACGGTGTTGGTGTACTCCGCAGTGAGCTTGGTATGGTCATTGAAAGTTAAAATTGAGTTTTTACCTAGCCCCCGCAAGGGGGTTAGGATAACAACTTAATTAATAATCGGGGGTCAACTGATGCGTTTTTACTTAACCAACTCTATAGGTACAACAACCGAGTTTAAGGGTACGCAGGCAGAGTTTGAGCAGTTGGTTAAAAAAGGCTTTAGGGAGGCTACCGCAGACGAGGTAACCAAATACAGAGCTAGGTATAGAAAAATTGACCCAGACCCAATACCCACAGAGATTAAACCAATTGGCTTTAAAGAGGGCTTGCTTGACGTTTATTTTTTGTGCCCAACATACAGCGCTAGCGGCTACGGCGTAGTTGCAGGCGACTTACAGCGCGCACTTGTGCCTCACGGCGTTTACCTAAACAAAGAGTACCACGGGCAAGACGTTGGTTTTTGCTATCACTATCCCGAGCACATTGTTAAGCTCAAGACCCCCTACAAAATACTTTATACGATGTTTGAGAGCACTAAGATGCCAGAGGAGTGGGGTAAGTACCTAAAAATGGCTGACCAGGTGCTTGTGCCTAGTAGGTTTTGTGCCGACGTGATGCTAAAGCAGTTTGGAGTGACAGCAAGGGTAATACCACACGGTTACAGTAAAAACGATTTTAATTATATAGAGAGGCAAGAGGATGGGGTTTTTACATTTTTGCACTACGATGCGTTTAAGTACCGCAAGGGGTGGGATATTGTTTTTAACGCCTTTACCAAAGAGTTTAAAGATGATGAGCCAGTTAAGTTAATCCTAAAAACCACACAGCCACACACCCTACCATTTGGCGAGTACAAAAATATCGAGGTTATAAGGCGCGTGATGAGCCGCAACGAGATGCGTGAGCTTATGGGGCGCAGTGATTGTTTTGTGTACCCAAGTCGAGGGGAGGGGTACGGCTTGCCACCCATTGAGGCGGCGGCTACGGGGATGCAAGTAATAACAGTTGATGCTCACGGCATATCACAATACTTTAATCCCGAGTTTTTAGTGGGTGTTAAGTGTGGTGAGAGCCGCGCACGCTATGATAATCCGCGTTTAAGACCGCTTGACCTCGGTAACTACTCCGAGCCAGACCGTGCCGACCTAGCAGAAAAGATGCGAGAGTGCTACATAGCTTGGAAAAGCAAAAAGCAGGATATATCAATCAAACGCGCAGAGTGGGCAACTAACCATACAACCGAAAAGTTTGCAAGATTGTTTGCTGACGTGATGATAAACGCGGCAGAGGGGTTTGCAAAGTCACATAAAGGGAGTTACAAAGAGCCGCAGCTATCAATTATTGTGCTCACACACAATGCACTCGAATATACAAAAAAGGCGCTTGCTGCAATACTTTTGCATACGAAAGTTGCCCACGAGCTAATCATTATTGATAACGCTAGCACTGATGGCACGCAAGAGTGGCTACTAAAGGTTTTGCACGAGCGCAAAGATTACCCAATGACAGTTACGCTTAATACAGAAAATCGCGGCGTAGCAGGTGGGCGCAACCAAGGCATTGAGATGGCTAAGGGTCATTTTGTAGTGTTTTTGGATAACGACACCGAGGTGCAAGATGGTTGGGATAAGCGTATTTTGGACACGCTCACACTTAACCCAGATATTTGGGTTGTGGGCAAGGCTGGTAGTAAAGTGCCGACACTTAACCCGCTGACTTGGCAACCACTCGACAATCATAACGAGCAGCAAGAGGCTGACGTTGTGGCTGGCTTTTGTTTTGCTTTTCCGCGCAAGGTCATTAAGTATATTGGCGGGCAGTACGAGGGATTGGGTAAGTTTTGGCACGAGGATTTAGAGTTTTGCTTTAGAGTTAAGCGTTATGGCAAAAAGGTGTTGCGCGACAGCGGCATACCCATAGTGCACCACGAGCACAAGAGTGCGGGCGACAACGTACGGGGCGACCAAATCAAAAACCATTATGAGGGTTTTGATACTAAGGCGGCAGCCGTAGGCAAGCGCCTAGTTGATACCAACGTTGTTACGCTTTACCGAGAGCCAGACGGCAGCCACAGTAGTTACAGCGTTATTGCCGATAACGTTGACCACTATATGCGCGATGAGGGTATGGTTGTGTACCGCAAGCCACATATCCACAGTGAAACTACGAGCTTTGATTTGTGTAAGGGTTTTGAGGTGCACATTGCTGGCAAACGCGGTGTTGTGCTACACCTTGAAAATGACCGACCACCAAAAAGCTGGTTTAAAGAGTTGGCGCTTGTTGATTTTATCCTTTGTGCCTCACAGCACGTTTTTGAGATGCTAAGCGCTTACCCAGAGTTAAAACCAAAGCTAGTTAATTACTCGCCCGACGGCTTTGACCACACAACCTACTATTGGGAGGTTGAGCCGTACGATACACTGCCATACGGCAACCCCGAGTATTTTACCTTTATCCAAGTTGGGGCAGCCCAGCCACGTAAGGGCACAGATGTGTTAATTAAAGCGTTTGCAGAGGAGTTTGACCCCGACGAGCCAGTGCAGTTGATTGTTAAAAACTATGACTACGGGCAAAACCACTTTGTTGCTCAAGCTATGGCTAAGTACCCAAAGCAAAAAAACATAATCAACATTTACGACGATTGGGATAGCACACACCTAGCGAGAGTGCTAAAAACAATTAGTGTTAACGGCGCATATTGCAGCCCACACCGCGGCGAGGGGTTTGGCATACCACAGTTGGAGGCAGTAGCTTGCGGCTTGCGCATAGGCTATACCAATTGGGGCGGGTGCAAATACAACCTTGAGGGCATTGGTAACCCCTTTACTGATTTTAAGATGCAGCCCTCGACTTTTCACAATAACGAGTTAGAGCGGTATTACCAGCCCGACGAAATGCCGCAGTGGGCAGAGCCTAATATTGACGAGGTACGCGCTTGGATGCGTGGCGTGGTGCATAGCCCGTACAACCCCCGCCGTGCTAAAGTTGACAGTAGGGATGTAACCCAAAAATACAGTTTTGAAAATCGCGCAAAAAGATTAGTAAACACTTTGAGGAGTTTAGCCCAAAATGAAAATATACAAAGTTGATAAAAAACTACAATACGACCTAAAACACGGCAGTTTTAGCTTTATTTGCCGCGATAGCGAGCTTTTGGGGCAGATACTACCAGATTACGGGCGCACTAGCGCCGTTTTAAAGGTCTTTTTTAGACCAGTAGGCAAAAGTACCGCGCCCATAGAGCAAATACGTGAGGATTTGGGCAACTACGTGTACGGGCACTACTTTACTGATGATGAGCACCACGACAGAGCGGGCAATTTAATGGAAAGTTTGAAAATCCAAAACCTATGCGCGTTTGAGGGCTTAGCCCCCCGCGTTTACGGCGTTGATTTATTGGATTACAACGGCTGGCTTTTTCCCGCCGTAGTGGTTGAGGATTTGGGTATTGATACTGGCTGGGATGTGCGAGAGGTAACTAAGGTTTGGGATAAGCTCGCAGTTGTTGCAGAAAAATACGGCTTTGATGTTGGATACTTTGACGGCAACCCCACAAACCTAGTAGCTAACAAGTGGGTTGATTTTCAGGGATTTAAGTTTGTGGATAACTATGTGGATATGTTGAAAAGTCGCTTAGTTGATGCAGCCGTGTGGAGCGGTAACCACTACCAAAGCGTGCCACAGCTCGGCGTTGATGGGTTTAGAAAAACCGACATTAGGCTAAAAGAGCTTGGGATTGACGAGCTTGATTTTGAGGGTAAGCAAATACTCGATGTGGGGTGCTCGGGTGGGCAGTTTTGTTTTTATGCAGTTGACCACGGTGCACACTACGTAATTGGCGTTGATTTGCCCGAAGTTATAGCGGGCACAAGAGAGCTTAGCAATTACCTTGGGTATTTTAATATTGATTGGCTGGGCATTGACGTTACCAAAGAGCAGATTAAGTACGATGCCGACATTACCCTATACTTGAGTATGTATATGCACGTGGGGTTACTCGATTGGGTAGTTGATGCCACCCGCGGTATGATGGTGTTTGAAACGAACGGTATAAGCGAAAGTGATATAAAAGAGATATTACAAACCAAGTTTAAAAGCGTACAGACAGTGGGTTATGCTAGTGACTTTGACGGGCGCAGCATTATACATTGCCACAAGTGAGCGCAAATACTATACTTTAAGTAAAGGATAAACAAAATGAGCCTAAACACAATACCAAGTCACCCAAGTGCAGATAGTTACACAACTTTAGCAGAGGCAAACGCGTTACTAGCCAACAGAAGTGATGCAACCGACTGGTCAACTCTAACCGACGACCAAAAAGAGGCTTTGTTAAAGCTGGCTACTCGCCAGATTGATACACTTAGGTTTTTTGGTGAGCCATTTTTTGAGCGCCCCATTTACTACCGCGAAAAGCAAGCACTCAAGTACCCACGCACAAGCGACCACTATAACGTACCCTCTGGCGTTGCTGACAGCGCCACAGCTACCACCCTTGTTGATAATGCCCTGGCAAATAACCAAAACTACCCCAATGACTACTTTATTGGTTGGGCAATTGTGATTAAAGAGGGCACAGGCAGAGGGCAAACAGTGCAAATTACCGACTTTGACAGCACCACGGGCACGGTTACCGTCGCTGCGTGGTCAACTACTCCCGACAGTACCAGCCAATATATGATTGTGCCAAAGATACTCGACAAGGTTAAAAATGCCGTTGCCGAGCAAGCGCTATACCTTAGTAAAGGTGGGGGCGAGCGGGCTAGGATGCAAGCAGAGGGTGTAACAGCCTATAAAATTGGCGACCTATCCGAAACCTTTGGTAACGCACAGATGGCAGCAAACAAAGTTGCAATTAGTAGCGAAGCTAAAGGATACCTAAGCGGGTTAATAAGCCGCCTGGGTAAATTAATATAATGCCAATTGATGCCTACCTAAACCAGCAAGTATCACGCAAAGCCAAAAGCGGCGTTGATAAGTTTGGTAAAGTCACTACCAGCGCAGGCGCAACCATTGAGGCGCGTTTTCAGGAAAAAGCAAAGCGATTAGTTGATGAGCAAGGCAAAGAGTATTTAGCCGATGCCGAGCTTTGGGTTAAACCGTCGCAGACTTTAGAGCTTGAGGATGTTATAACAGTTAACAGTATCAACTATAAGGTAGTGCGCGTGGACACAAAAAGAGGGCTGACGGGTGGTATTGACCACAAAAAAGCCTACCTAAAGCGCACTAAAGAGTAATGGCAACAAACTTTACCGTAAAACTAGACACCAGCGGATTAATGCGCGGGCTTGATGAGCTTGATAAGCAGGTTGACCAGTGGGTAGCCGAGGCACTTGAGGAGATGGCAGACAGCTTGTTATTACTATCAAGCTACGAAGTGCCGCACGATACAGGGCAACTACAAAGCACGGGGCACAAGTTCCCAGACCGTAAAGGCGTTATTGCCAGTGGCGAAATTAACGTTGCCTACGACACAGAATATGCCGCATACCAGCACGAGGGTATGCGCAAAGATGGTACGCACATAATTAAGCACTACCAAAAGGGGCGTAAAGCCAAGTATTTACAAGACCCACTGCTTAACAATTTGAGTATGTGGGAGGGTGTAATGCGAGATACCATTAGTGCTAAACTTAATGGGGAGATATAAAAATGGCAAACTTAGTTGAAAATCTGGCAGCATACTTACAAGCGCAAGCTATTGGCACGGTTGCTACTGATATTTTTATTGGTGGTTTGATTGATAGCCCCGACAACCAAATTAGTATTGACCAGACGGGGAGCGTTGAGCCTAACCGCGAAAATCCAATAAAAGACCCCACGGTGCAAATCTTAGTGCGCAATACAGCCTACGACACTGGACTTAACAAAATAACAGCCATTTACGACCTACTACACCAGAAAAACGACAGCATTGTGCTTGAGGCTGGCGGGGTTGATGTGATGGCTTGCTTTGCTTTACAAGAGCCTACGCACATTTTAAAAGATGAGAGCGATAGGCATATATTTACGTGCAACTTTGTGTTTAAGTTGCGAGTTTAAGGGGGTCACTATGCTAGAGTTTGGCGGTGAGCTATGGAAAGAAGTAAGATGCCCGCATTGCCGTGCACTACTTTGTTACGAAAATATCCACTTTGGGCGCATTATGCACAAGTGTAAAAAGTGTGGTGAGGTAAGCGTTATTAGGTATAAAACACCAATTGGCTTGCTAAAAAAACTGATTGACACTAACCAAATAGACGGTAACCCCAATAATGAGATAGTATTAAAAGCAGACCCGCAAATTAATAGTAAGCCCACGCCCGTAGCGGGTGCGGATGAGGGGGAAAGGAAACCAAAAAATGCCTGATGCAACCAATATTAAAATTGGTGCTTGTAGCGTAACCTTTAACAGTGTTAATTTGGGTCACACCAAAGGCGGCGTTGAGTTCACATACTCACCAGAGTATGCCGACATAACCGCTGACCAGTACGGCACAACTCCCGTTGACAAAGCCCTTACTGGTGAAACCGTCACAGTTAAAGTACCGTTAACCGAAACGCAAGTTGCTAATCTCGCAGTCGCCGTACCTATGGGTACAGTGGTTGGAGCTAGTGACGGGCGCGTTACCGTGGGTAAAGATGCTGGCGCACGACTTAGTGCCTCCGCTCACGCCCTGGTATTGCACCCACTTGTCAACTCTGGCACGGACTACTCCGATGATATTGTGCTTTACAAAGCCGCAGTACACGGTGAAGTCGTATTGCCCTTTATGGTTGATGAGCAGCGTGTAATCGAAGTTGAGTTTGTTGCCTTAATTGACACCACAAAATCAACTGGCGCTTACCTCGGTCATATGGGTGACAGCACCGACTAATAATAGCTTTGGCGCAGCAGAGGCACTTGATGCCCGCGCCAGCCATTAAAAAAAGGAAAAAATGAGTAACAATGTAAGTAAAACAATTGAAGTTAAAAAAGATATTGAGTTTATTGGTATTAGTACCAAGCCAATATCATTTACGGTTAAAAAGCTACCAGTTGGCAAGGTCATTGACCTGCTTAACTCGGTTGAGCAGTTGCCTAAAGAGGTTGCTAACCTAGACAAGATGGCAGAGGATGAGATTTTGCAAAACATTAGCACAATGATTGCGGCAACACTGCCAAAGTTTGTTAATGTTATTGCTAAAGCCATTGACGACCCCCAAATTACGCAAGAGGTAATACTTACCGAGTTTGGTTTTGCCGAGGCGTTTGACACTATTTTTGCCATACTTGAGGTTAATAACGTTTATGGCATTATGCAAACGCTAAAAAAAGTGCAAGCCCTAATGAAACCCCAGGTAACGGCGGTGGCAGCGTAGTTGATGACTTTTTAGTAGGGCTAATTGATGCGCTTGCTTATCACTACGGCTGGAGTAAGCGCGACATACTAGAGCACGTTTATTTTGATGAGGCAATTGATTATATTGACCTGATTAAGCACCGTACCCTGATTGGTCATTTAGTAGAGCTTGCCATAGTAAGTAACCCCCACACCAAAAAGCCAAAAGAGCTATACGAAACGTTTAGGTTAGAATTGAGAAAACTAGAAAAACGCACTATTATGGATGTAATGCCAGAAAAGGGCGCTTTTGATAAGCTACGTGGCATTTTAAAGAAAAAATAGGGATAATAACAATATGGCACTAAACGCTGGCGCAGTCGTAGCACAATTTAAAAGCGACATATCAGGTATGAAAAGCGGCATTGCCGAGGTACGTAAGGATATTGGCGGGCTGGGCGATAACTTTAAGTCACTTGCAAACGATTTAAAAAATATTGGCACTACGCTAAGTGTGGCAGTTACAGCGCCCCTAGTTTTATTTGGCAAGACCGCTTTTGATACAGCGGTTGAGGTTGAGGCGGCTTGGAAACGCGTACAAAAGGTTTACGACGGCACAGCAGAGAGTATTAGTAATGAGCTAATGCCAGCTGCTAAAGCACTTGCTATACAGTTTGGCAAAAACAAACTTGAGGTAATTGGTGTTATGGAAAGTTTGGCGGCAATGGGCGAAACTGGCTCGGGGCTTATTGAAAAAACAGGGCAAGCAATGCAGTTTGCAGCTAACGGTGGCTTGGAGTTAGACCAGGCACTATCCGCAGTGGTCGCCACAAGCGCCGTATATGGTGTTAAAGGCGAGGAGCTTAACAAGATGCTCGCCACTATGAATACCACCGAAAATGCGGGCGTAGCGAGTATGGGCGACTTGGGCGAGGCAATTAATACCGTGGGCAACGTTGCTAAGGCAAGTGGTGTGGGTGTTAAAGAGCTTAACGCGATGATGAGCGTACTAAGGCAGCGCGCAGTTGATGGCACAGAGGGTGCTAACGCGCTAAAAACCATTTTTACCCGCTTGCGCAGACCCACAGAGGATGCCAAAGATATTATGGATAAGTACGGCATTAGTATTTTTGAAACGACACAAAAAACAGGAACATTTACTAAAACCATTGGCGGTAATGCAGACGAGGTTAAAAAATTACAAAAAGTGCTCGACAGTAAAACCGAGAGCTTGAAAAAATACGAGGCTGGCATTAACGGTGCAAATCTTAGTGAGGATGCGCGCAAAAAGAAGCTTGAGCAAATCCGCGCCGAGATAACCGCCACCGAAACCGCGTTAAAATCCAATATGGGCACAAGCCAGCAATATACTGGCACAGTTGACGTACAAACTGGCAAGCTAAAGAGCGCTAACCAAATCCTAATTGATATTGCTAAGAGTTGGGGCAAAATGACCGATGCCGAGCGTGAGGAGGTTAGTTTTAGTGTTGGGACGATGTTCCAAAAAGATAAGTTTTTAGCCCTAATGGATGATTTAAACAGTAGTAACAGTGAGTACAGCCGTATTTTGCAGGCACAAGCTGACGACACGGCTAACCTGGCAACCTACAACCGAGAGCTTAATATTTTCCTAGACCAGAGCAAAACAAAAGTTGAGCAAGCTAAGATTGCCTGGAAAGAGCTAAAGGAAACTTTTGGCAATATCTTAATTGGGGCAATACTCCCATTGCTCGCCAAATTACGCAACCTATTTAACACCATTGAGCAGCTTGACCCTAAAGTACAAACAGCAATATTAGCGTTTGGTGGCTTTTTGGCTATACTCGGTCCGATTTTGATAATCATTGGTACACTTATTAGCAGCATAATGACAATTGGGAGCGCGTTTAGCACAATGGGTGCGATTGTGAGCGGCTTAGCACTCCCAGCGTTTTTACCGCTAATTACAGCCATTGGCTTAGTTGTGGCGGTTGTAGCTGGGCTAAAAAAGGCTTGGGATGAGAATATTGGAGGCTTACGCGATAAGTGGGTTGAGATTTACACCTCGATTGCACCACTTTGGCAGCAATTTATGATTTTGTTGCAGATGTTGCAGCCAGTTGTTACCTGGTTATGGCAAAATGTGCTGCAACCATTTTTTACCTGGCTTTTTGACACCTTTGTTAACGTGCTCGCAGGTGTAGCGGTTAACGTCACTGGCTTTATCCAAGTAATTATTGGTATTTTCCAATTACTATCGAGCACTGTTATGGTGATTATCCAACTTTTGCTTGCACTTATAACTGGCGATTGGGGCAAAATGGGCGAGGCAGTCAAGGCATATACCGAAAATCTAAAGAGCGGCTTAACCAACATATTTAACGGCATACTTAACTTTATTAAGGGCTGGGGTGGTGCAGTGTACAACGCGCTTGTACAACCCTTTGTTGATGCCTTTAACAAAATTAAGGATGTGGCAAACAAGATTAAAGAGGCAGCAAACGAGATTAACCCCTTTACACGACACTCGCCCAGCTTGGTTGATTGGGTTACCAGAGGTACAGAGGTAATAGCAGAGCAATATGAAAATCTTGCGCGCAGAGTTGGTAATATTGATTTTGGCGGCGGTATAAACGAGCTTGGCGCACTTGGTCAATCAGTTATTGGCTCGCCCGCCCCAGCAACCGCACCAAACGGCAGACCAGTTACAATTAATAACTACAACCAAATTGCCGACGGTGTTGATGCACAACAATTTAACGAGCAATTGGCTTACCAACTGCGCACGAGGGCTGACCTATGATAACAACCATAGCAATTAACGGCTTAACAATAGGCACTTATACCAGCGGTTATTTGTTTGACACCCTAAACGGGTTTGGCAGCCCAGATGTAAAAGTGAGTATTAAAGAAAAGGGCGCATACCACGGTGCAGACCTCGGTAACTACAACTACGGTAAAAGAGGCTTTAGCCTTGAGGGTCGCATTGTTGGCGACGATACCACAGACTATGCAGAAAAGCGCCGAGCACTTGAGCAAGCAGTTGATTTATACGATGGTTTGCAAACCGTAACCATAGTTACCAAAGACGGCTTAACCCTTGTTGTGGATGTGATTATTACCAGTGCAATTGATATGCCATACGAGGCGGGGCAAGCGATAATGAGTAACTACCGCTTGGAGTTTGCAGCCCCCTACCCCTTTATTAAAGGCAATGCCGACATAACCGAAACCGTACCCGTGCACACTGGCGGCGGCGCGGAGATACCAGCCGAGCTACCCCTTGAGATTGGGCAAGGTGGCACAGGTGACACCACGGTTACCAATGATGGTAACGCTAAAGCTTTTCCAATTATTAAAATTTACGGCGCTATTGAAAATCCAAGTATTAGCAACCAAACCCGTGGCGAGAGCTTGGGGCTTACTTACACACTTAACAGCACCACTGATTATATCGAGATTGACACATACAACCGCACCATACTACTAAACGGAATTACAAACATACGCCAATATTTTACTGGTGATTTTATTGTGCTTAACCCTGGTGATAATACAATCAGGCTATCCGCAGCTAGCTACGCGGGCGGCTACGCCGAGATAATATACCGCGATAGCTACCTGGGGATTTAGCAATGCTTTTTAAAACGTATATCCAAACCATCAACGAAAGCGAAGTGTGGGAGTTGCCACACTCTTATTTTTACTTTTCCGAAACGCTTAATAAAGATAGGGATTGTAGCGTGCGGTTTGAATATGAGGCAGTCAAGGCAGTTGCCGACATATATAACGTGACGGTTGAGTATATTTTAAGTGCAAGCTATCGTGAGCTTGTTATTACTGATGCGGCGGGTAATATCCTTTATACGGGTTACGTTGATGATTTAACGTTTAGCCGTGGTGAGGATGATAAGGGTAATATACAGCTGGCGAGTAAGGGCTTTTTTAGCTTGCTTGGCAAGCGATATACAAACAGCCTACGCACATACAGCGCAGAGGATGCTAGCGATATTACTTGGGATTTAATCACCTATACCCAGGCGCTTGATTATGGCGACCTGGGTATAACCCGCGGCGCTAATCCCACCACAAGCGACCACGATAGGACATACCGCTATAAAAGCATTAAAGAGGCGATTGAGAAATTGAGCAACGACAGCATAACCAATGGTATTGATTTTGACGTTGACAATAATAAGGCGTTTAACGTGTACTACCCAGAAAAGGGCGACTACCGCCGCAATATTATTTTGCAAGAGGATTTTAATATTTTGACCTACGCCATACGCAAAAAGTTTATTGGTGATATGACAAACCAAATTATTGTATTTGGGCAAGGTCAAGACGAAAATATGCCAGTCGAGGTGCGTGATGCAGCCGACGTGTACAAAAATAACTTTTTTTTATTGCAAGACACCCTAAGCGAAAAAGACGTTATTGTGCCAGCCACTTTACAGGCTAAGGGCGATGCCTACCTTGAAAGTTACAAGTACCCACAAAAATTAATTAACATAACGGCGCGTTATGACAACCCAGATATAACCACGTTTAGCACTGGTGATAGGCTTAGGCTAATAATCCCAAGCTATGCGGTTGATAACTATTTTAGGTTGGTCAAGCGCGGTATGGATAACGACGGCATTATGCAAATGACGTTTGATATTATGTAAACATATGGCACAAACACCGAGCGACATAGTACAAGAGTTGGCAGATTTAAAGCGCCGCGTAAAGGTGCTCGAAACTGGTAATATTATTACCACCCTCACGCTTGGCGATGATGGCATACTGCGAGTGCCCCGCAAGAGCGCTGACCCAGGCACAGCAACTAACGGCGAGATTTATTACAATACCACGACCAATAAGTTTAGGGGTTATGAAAATGGCGCGTGGGCTAATTTGGTGTAATAATAAGTAATATGGCACAATTTTTAATCACTATACCCGATGAGCTAGTTGAGATAATTAAGCGCCGCAATGGTGCGCCAAAAAAATACGTCGAGGCAGTGTTAATTAACCCGCTACTTGAGCAATACGAGTACGAGAAAAAAGCCGAGTTTATTGCACCGCACGAAGTTGAGATTGCAGAAAAATTGCAAGAGCACCGCAAAACAGTTACTATAAAAGCAGTAAAGGAAACCTAAACTATGGCGAGCGTACTACAAACAATGCGAGAGGGTAGCGGCACACAGCACCCAGAGGAGATAGTTAACTACCTAATGAGCCGCTTGGTTAGTATTAGCGGTGTTTTTAACAAAGATAATAACCACTTTTTAGTTGAGGAGAGCGACACCCCCGCAATGAGCGTTGATGTACGCCAGGGTTATGCCTTTGTGCGTAAAAGTAATGGGCAGATGGCTTATCCAGTTTGGTTAAAAACAGAGGATGCCACAGTTGCCATTACTGCTAATGCCAGTGGTAACCAGCGCATTGATGCAATTGTGCTTTATATTGACCTTGGAGCTAGCGCAAACCCCACAATTAGTAACGTTGCCAAGCTTATTGCCGTCGCGGGCACTCCCGCAGGCAGCCCCACAGCACCAGACAATACGGCTATCTTAGCTGCAATTGGTGCAAGTAACCCATATGCTGTTTTGGCTCACGTAACCGTTGATAGTGGCGAAACCACTATTTTAGATGCCGATATTAGTGACCAACGCACAGAGGCAACCATTGCCGCTTACAACTTTACCGTCAATACCTTACTTAACCTAGCAACTGGTGTAAACATTAAGGTTAACAGTGCAAACCCATACCGCACAATCAGTTTGCCCGCTGCCTCATTAGCACCAACTACAACAGCTGGGTGCGCAGAGCTTGCTAAAACCGAGGCTGGCACTAATGATGTTGATTACCGCACACTTGATTTTGATACAACCACTCAAGAGTATAGTTTTGTGCATTTTCAGATGCCAGATAGTTGGGATGGTGGCACTATTAAAGCTAAGTTTACTTGGACAGCTGCTAGCGGTAGCGGTGGTGTGGCTTGGGGTTGTAAGGGTCGCGCCTATGCCAATGACGATGCAATTGACCAAGCATATGGCACAGAGCAGCTTATTACCGACACGCTTATTACAGCCGCAGACATACACGAAACTGACTATACGCCAGACATAACACTTGCTGGCTCACCACTTGGCGGGCAATGGGTACAACTAAAGGTTTACCGTATCCCAGGAAACGGTAGTGATACTTTAGGTGTTGATGCTAAGTTAATTGGCGTTACGATTAAGTATAGTGTTAAACAATTTAGTGACTAAAAATATGACTTTGGCTACTTATAACCCAGATGCAAACCCAGAGAGCACTAGCGTTGATGGTTATGCTGGTCGTAATGTATCTGCTGCTTGGGCAACTATAAAGGCTGGAGCAGGGTCGTATGCAAACGACACTGAAACAAACTCTTATATAATTATCTCCTCGGCAGCTGGTGCACCCAACTGGAATGATTTAAGACGTGCATTTTTCTTATTTGATACGTCGGGATTGCCAGACACCGCAATAATATCCTCTGCCGTTTTATCCCTATATGGTAGTGGTAAAGCAGATGATGCTGCAATATCACCAGAATATAATATTTTTGGGTCAACTCCCGCCTCTAACACAGCAATAGCAAGTGCAGATTTTACACAAACACAAGCAGTACCATTTTGTGATACTCCTATATCTTTGGCTAGTTGGCTTACCTCTGGTTATAATGCTTTTAATTTAAATGCCGCGGGTTTGGCTGCCATATCAAAAACTGGTATATCCAAGTTTTCCCTAAGAGAAAGTAAATACGATGCTGGCAGCTCGACACCTACACACCCAGGTAGCGCCAAACAATCATATGTTTATTTTAATACGGCGGAGGGCACAAACAAACCAAAGCTTGAAATAACATATACTTTACCTGCTGGTAGCACCCCAATGTTTTTTAGTGCGGGGGTAACTTTAGGATAAGACTAAGATATTTGGAGGTAATTATTATGGCGATAGGTAGCCCAAACTTAACAGTAACCGAGAGAGCCGAGCAAGAGGCGCAGGCAAAAGTGCCAGTGGCTAAGACAGAGGAGCACCAAGAACACTTAGGCATTAAAGCCCAAAAGGGCGCTAAAAAACAGGAGTAAAAACCTATGAAAAAAGTTTGCATACAAGTTGGGCATTGGGGCATTGAGCAGATTGACACATCAGAGCAGCACGCACAACTCCGCAGCTGGCGCGACACTAGCGTTTTAAAGCGGTCAACTGGTGCAAGTGGTGAGCGTGATTATTTTTGGAATGAGATAATGCCCAGACTACGCGACAAGCTTATTGCCGCAGGTGTGCAAGTTTATATTGTTGATGCCATTTACCGAGCCGAAACTTACAACCAAAATTATGACCTTTGGGTTAGTTTGCACTACGATGGCGGCGGTACAGAAAATCGCAGTATGATTAGCAGCCCGCTTAGAGGCGCTAGCCCCGCGTATTTGAACACACAGGCACACAATGAGGCTGATAGGTTTTGCGAGATTTGGCGACGTACCTACCCAGCTAAAACGGGCACAATTAACCGCGATGAGCGTATAACCGCTGCAATGCGTGAGTATTATGCCTTTGATTATGTGCCGTACGACACCCCAGCTGCCATAATTGAGCACTTTAACCACACAAGCGCCGTAGGCGAGCAATTAAAGACAAACTCTGACGTAGTGGCACAAGCAGACTTTGAGGCTATTATTGAGTTTTTGGGTATTACCAACCAACCACAGCCAGTTAACTTAGGTGACAAGCAAATTGACTTTGACGACCCAGACGGGCAGCGTAGGCAAGTTAAGTGGTATGTTGCCGAATGGTGGAATAGAAAAGACCAGGTGGCTAGGTTAGAGGGTGATGTTGCTACCAGAGATACGACCATTGCCGAACGTGACCAAACTATAAAAGCAAAAATTGCCGAAATTGGCGAGCTAAACGCTAAACTCACCAAAGCACAAACAGAGTGCAGCGCCAAGCTTGAAGAAAAAGGCAAAATTATTGGTGACTTGACCACTAAAAATACAAACCTACAAACTACTATTACAAGCCTAAAGGCTGATATTACCGCCAAAGACAACCGCATTGCCGAGTTAATCAGTAACCAGAATACCGAGCTTACAGTTGGCGAGGTGTTAAAACTATTGTGGGAAAAGATAAAACCCATTAAACTTAGGTAAGTATGCAAAAAACAACACTGCAACACCTAGAGAGCGGGGCAAAGTATAGCGGCACGTCGCTTACTTTGGCTATCGCACTTGCCGAAATATTGGTTTTTTTTAAACCTGATTGGCAGCCGATAGCAACATACTTGCAGGCTTTATTTGCCTTTGCCCTTAACCTTGTGATGGTGTACGTACTAAAGCAGGGGGATGCTGGCAATGATACCGAGTAATTTATTATCACAAGTTATTATTGGAATTGTTAGCTACGTGGCTGGTATTTTATCTGGATATTATTTTCACGACATATTTAGTACAAAGATAGAAAAGGGCGCGGGCAATGGTATGGTGCTCACAGTGGTAACGACGATGTGGGCATTGAGTATGGTTATTGAGTTAATCAACCCCGAATACCACACTAGCCCAATGGTGCACGGTTTAATGGGCGCTATTGTGGGTTATTTTTATAAACCTATTGCTAAAAACTGATATATTAGGTGTGTACTATGGCAAAGAACGAACAACACGAGCGATTACAAAATGCCGCACTATTTGGTATATCTTTTGCCGTACTTGGTTATGCCTTGCCAATGTTTATTTATTTGCTTATCCCAGCCAGCTGGTTTTACCAAGTAAAGCAGCCCGTACCAACCAATAAAATTGCTTACCAGCCCTGCGAGCAGATTGAGCTAACAATTGAGCGTACTAGCCGCATTATGACCCAGGCAGAGAGCACGCTAGAGCTAACCCTTGTTTTAGATAATGGCGAGCGCGACGTTGCCCACCGCAAACAAAATATCAATATTGGTACAGGCGAAAAAGTAGTTATTACCGAGTGGCAAGTGCCTTGCGATGCCCCCCGCGGCGATTATTACATTACTGGTAATTTACACTTTGAGGTACAAAACCAACAAAAAGATTATCAGTTTGTTAGTCAATCCTTTAAAGTTGAAAAGTAATTTTTTATAGTTTTTACCCTTGTAACTACCTTTACCTAATTGCGGTTTTTGCCTTGCAACCCCCATACTTATTACTATGGGCATACCAGAGGCAATACGTGCACAAGTAATACACCAAAACGAAAAACGCCACGTATGGCGAGAGCACGACACCCGCGATAATGTTGCTGCATATATCCACGATGAGAATGTTGAGCTACTAGCAGCCATTGAGCTTGACGACCCAGCGTTTGCCGTTGCGAGCGAGCTTGGCGATATTGAGTACCTTTGTGTTAAGTATGAGCACTCTTTTGGTGAGCTACCAGACGATTTGCGGTATGTGAGGTATTGGGCTTGGCAAACAGCTGCGCTAGTTGATTTGGATATGGGCGAGTGCGTACGTATGAAAGTAATACGTAACGATTTAAAGTACCCCGAGAGCATAGTAAACAACTACCCATATGACGAGGGGCGTGCAATCAGTAAGCGCCTTTGGCGGCAAGCTGGGGGCGATGTGGCATTTTCCAATTGGTATTTAGAGGTTTTTGGCGGGGATGTGAGCGGTGAGGCGTAAGGGCGTTGAGTTTAGCCAAGCGGTTATTGAGGCAGCATACAAAAAAGCTAATGGCGTTGACCAAATAACGGGTGACCCATTAGAGCAACCCACAGAGGTTGACCACATACTACCCGTTGCTTGGGCATTATTAAACGCCCCCGATATACCACCAAGCATACTCGCAAGCGGTCACAATGCACGCGTTGTTAACCAAAAAACACACAAAGAGCGACACCGTAATTTTGATGAGGCAGAGGCGTGGGAAATGGTAGCCAAGTTTAGGGCGCTACAAGATGTGTTGCTTGAGTAATAAAGGGGTATTGACAAGCTAATTAAACATATATAAAGTGTAATATAGAGTTATTAAGTTTTAAGGGGGTCAAAATGAGCCAAACACCGTTTAAAGTTCCGCGATATTGTGTAGGTATTGAGATTGACGACAACGAGAAAAAGAAAAATATTGTAAGTATTGGATTTAACACAGACAGCGTTACCCTAATTGAAATGAAACTAAGGGAGGTTGTGGCAATACTCGACAGGGAGGCTGCAAAATGATTACCAAGCCAGTTAGGACGGTTGAGCGAGTAATTAACCTTGCACTAACAAAGCGCAGCGTAGTGTTTGGGGTTGGAAAAATCAAAAAGAGATTACCCGCCGCAGTCGTACAAAATTGGCAAGCTAGATTTTTATACAACCAAATAAAAAATGGCAGGATTAGCGAGTATATTACAGAGGAAAAAATCGAAAAGGTGGTTAGCCGTGATTTATGGCGCAGCATACGTACTGGCGATGTGATTTATAGCCGTAAAACAATGCTGCCGCGTAGGGTGCTACACGCTACGGGTAGTGGCTCGGTAAAGCTACAAAAGGTGAGTGGTGAGGGTACAACGGCGTACTGCGATTGTGATAGGGCTAATTTTGTGATTATGGGGGATAAGCGAGAGATACCAAAAATATGGGAGATTAGTTTGTGCCGATTTGGTTGTGGTTGTATGACCCACACAGTTAACGGCAAGTGTGGTAAGTGTGGGAAGGTTAAAAATGACTAGCTTGGGCACTACAACTATGACCGTTAAAAAGTGGTGGTTAGAGCCAATTAGCTGGCGACAATCCGAGGCGATTGCTAAGCATTATGGTATGACGAGGCAAGAGGCAGAGCTTGTGTACCCAACCAAGGGCGCGGCGGTGGCAGCTATCAATGCCAGCTTTTTTAGGGCAGCTTTGCGCGGGTGTGTGATTGATGCGACACAGGGGAGATTAACAAGCATTGACCAAGTGCGGGGTTATTTTATAGACGATAGCGAGGGAGGCGCTAACAATCTGGGCAACCGCACAGTTGAGAGTATTTGGGAGTACCTAAAGCCGTATGTTGAGATGCGACAAAAAACGTACCCGCCTACGTAGCGCGGGGGTCAAAACCTACGCTAGCAAGCGGGTACGCTTATAGCTTAATATTTTATTATATTTATTACAAGATAAAAGGGGGTCAAAATGAGTAAGTCCAGAGTAAGCATTATACGAGCGAGATATATAGGCAAAAACACTGCCGACTTTGAGCACTTTAGGATTTACAGCCTATTTAATTGGATTGAGGACGGCATAATTGTGGTTAAGGGCACGGCTACCCCGACAATGGGCTACCCCGACCTAAGCCATATGGCAAAGCACTGGCAGATAATTAACGGCAACGATAAACCATATGCGACCAAACAAAAATAGGCAGTTAATCATTACGGGGCACGCATACGAGCGCTGCGAGCAGTTAGGTATGCGCAAGGTTGATATTGCCCCATTATTTTGGGAGAGCTTGCAAGAGAAGTTGCCACAGGATTTGCGCAAGTATGCAGCACGTACCCACCAAAAATATCACGAGCTAACGAGATACTACCGCAATGGCACTTACGTTATGGTTGCCAGCGAAACTACACACAAGCGCACGGGCGACAATATTTACTTACTGCTAACGGTCTATGACCAGCGGCTTGATTTAAGGGGGTAGTTATGGGCAACTTAATAAGGACAGTTTTATTAACAATAATTTTTAGTGCTATCGCAACATTGTTGGTTTTTACGGTTTTTGGGTTGCTAGGTTTTATTTTTTCTTATAACGCATATTTGGGGGCAATAGTTACTGCGATTACGTTAATAATATTTACAGGTTTATTTTAAGGGGGTCACTATGCAAACAGTCATTAAGCGCCCAAAAGTGGGGCAATACCTACACAAAGACGACGTTAAAATTGAGGTGCTTGAGGTGTGGGGATTTTACGACTGCCTACAATACGATAGTGAGGCGGAGCGCCGCATTGTGTACGACCAACTAAAAGACCAGTTGGGCGACAACTACCGCGACCTTTATTACGAGGTGTACGGGCGAGTTTTAAGGGGTAAACCAGATATGCACAAGCGTTGGCAGCATATAGTGCTTGACTGGCGCGAAGTGCAAGACTATGCTATTGTATAGTTATACAAACATATATATACTGTAATAATTAATTATTAAAAAAAGGGGGTCAAAATGGCAACAGCCAAAACCAAAACAACCGACAAACCCGCGGTTGAAAATACCAGTACGGGTGCGGTAGCAAAGCAAGAGCAAGCGCAGACAGTCGCGCTAACGTTCACTACCGAGCAAACCGAGTTAATCAAACGCACGATGGCAGAGGGTGCAAGCAACGACGAGTTGGCGCTTTTTATGTACCAAGCTAAGCGCACAGGGCTTGACCCACTCGCACGCCAAATATACTTTGTTAAGCGCCAGGGCAAGGTAACAATCCAAACCAGTATTGACGGTTTTAGGATTGTAGCCGAGCGCAGCGGCAGCTATGCGGGGCAAGATGAGCCACTGCACTTTTATGGCAAGCAGCCAAAAAAGACCAGTACAGGCAAAATCGCGCCTTACAAAACGCAAATCAAGGTTTATAAGTTCGATGCTAACGGCAACCGCTACCTAGCCGCGGTTGGTGAGGCGTTTTTTGATGAGTTTAAGCCAACGCCACCCAATAACTTTATGTGGGAGAAAATGCCCCACGTAATGTTAGCTAAGTGTGCAGAGGCACAAGCACTACGCAAAGCGTTCCCACAAGACCTTAGCGGGCTTTATACCGATGATGAGATGCAGCAAGCTGCACCAGCGGATAAAACGCCAGAGCCAGCCACAGACGAGCAGCGCCGCGCATTTTTTGCACTAGCTGCCGAGTGTGGTATTGAGGCTGATGAGGCAAAAGAAAAAGCCAAAACCCATTTTAAGGTTGCCAGCTTTAACGACCTAAACAAAGCACAGTTAAACGCGCTTATTAAGGGTTTGGAAAAAAAGCTTGCCGACATTGAGGCACACGCCGCGACAGTAGCCCAGGCTGATGAGGCAGCAAAAGAGCCTGCACCCGAGCCACAGCCAGAGCAGGGCGGTGATTATCCGCAAGACGACGAGTTTGTTACCGTAAGGTAATTGTTATTAGCAAGGGGGGTAGCAATACCCCCCTTTGTTTTACGGGGGTAATTATGGATTTTGATACAACAATTTTTAGCACTATGGAATGGCGAGTGCTTGAGGCACTTAACAACTGTTTTATGGATACGTGCCCAAGCTACCGCGGGCTTATGTATGATTTGGATTTACCAGAGCTGCCAAATAGTCATTTTCAGGAGTTAAAAAAGGCAGTACAACATTTAAAGCAGCTTGGGTATGTGGTGGTCGAGCACGGGCTTATGAATGACGACGGGGAGGTTGCGGGTAGTGGTTTTAGCTTGGCTTACGAAAAGCGCCGACTAATTGACGAGATGATTAACACCTACCACCAAAGCGTGCACTACGAAACCGTACAAAATATGCTGCGTTTTGGCGGCAGCTTTGTTAAGGCGTTGGCAAGAGCAGCCGAATGTGCCGACCCAATAAACCTAAAAAAACTGGTGCAGGCGTTCCCAGATTACTTTGATGAGTACCACCCAACCAAGTGGAGCGCTTAAAATGGCTGATGCGGCACAAGAGTACGAGCCGTCAATTTTTTTAACCAATGAGGCGATTGAGCAATACAAAAACTGGCTTGAGGATAAAACGCCGCTTTACAAAGTCGAGCTAGTTGATGCACCACAGTATGCCGACTTTGATTATTTTGTATACTCCGAGGGGGTATTAAACCACCTACTCGAAGTTAAGACGAGGCGACACCCAGCGGGCACTTACCAACAAGAAAAAATGCCGATACGCAAGCACGCCGTTGCAGCGTATTTTATGCGTGAGGAAAAGCTAAAAACCATATACCTAGTTAGCTGGACAAACAAACTCGCCATATTGGAGTTGTGGCAGCTGCCCGATAAGGTTGATGAGATGGTGGCGCGGTATGATAGGGGCGGTGGCAAAGACATTTACGCGCTATACGAGTACAGCCGTTTTAAGCCAATTATCGAGAGAGAGCGACCAGAGCCACCCAGAGGTTACCGCTTACAACATAACCGCTACGTGCCGTATTATTAATACGTTGACAAACATATATAAAGTGTGCAAATATAAAACAAGATAGGGGGTCAAAAATGAAAACACGCATTGTTTATCCGAAATTATGGAATGACGTACAGTTTGCCGAGTTAAAACCGACTAGCAAGCTGCTTTTTTGCTACCTAATCAACAACGAAAAATTAGGGCTATCCCGCTACACGCGCATTACCGACAGGCAAATTGCTTTTGATACGGGGCTTGGTAACGAGCAGATAAACACAGCTAAGCAGGATTTGGAGGCTTTGGGGTGGTGTTTTTTTTACGACGAGTGGATTTACCACAACCACGAGGCTGCGTATATGGATTACTCACGCAACGACTATACCGAAAAAGCAAAGCAAAAAGAGATTGACGAAGTGCCCGAAACGGTCAAAGAGATGTTTAAACAACGTTTAAACCCCCGTTTAAACCCCACAGAAAATGACGAAGTAAAAAAGGATGGATATATTGATACTAAAGGTTTAAACCCCCGTTTAAACGACGTTCAAACCACGTTTAAACCACGTTTAAACAGAAATAAGAAATTAGAAATAATAAATAATAATAATAATAATAATAATAATATAAATAATAATAATACGGGGATAGAAAAAGAAAAAGAAAATACCAAAGAAAAAGAAAAAGAGGAGTTGACGATTGAGGAAAAAGCAAAGTGGGTGATTGATACCTACAACGAGATTTTTAGTAAAACCCTAAAAAGCTACGTGGCGATAACGTCAAACCTTGAGTATTGGCTTAGTGCTGGTTATAGCTCACTCGACATAAAAAAGGCTATGCAAATTGCGCGCTACGATGAGTATTGGGGCGACAAACTTAACCCCGTTATTTTATTGAGGCGTAAAAATACCAGAGGTGAGGACGTTGATTATATCGGGCAATTTTTAGCCAAAGATAAAAAATATATGCCAGTTGCACAGCGCAACCAAAGTGGCATACTGGAAAAATTAGCCGCAAAAGAGGCAGAGGGGGGTCAAAATGGATAACTTACTAAGCACACTTGAGAAAAAAGCAGGCAGCCTGGATGTACAAATTGCCAAAGCTAAGCCAATGACTGCCGACGAGGTAGCTTGGTTAAAGCTAAAGCAAAAGGTTGATACTGCCAAAACTGGCAAAACCGAGCTTGAGCAAATATTTATGCACGCTGCAAACCTAGACCGCAGCACCTATGGCAAGTGTAATTTTCAGAATAAGTGCGTAGCTAACTGCACCAAGCTTGAGGTTGTGCTTGAGGATAACAGACCGCTTACAATGGGTTTAGTTGCCGTGGTTTGCCCACAGCACGACTACAAGCACCTGTACTACTACGCGATTAATGCCGTCACAAACAGTATGTACGTGCGCGACATTGTTAAAAACTACGAGCTACAACTTTAAAAAAACATTATCAATTTGCCCGCCGCTTACGGCGCGCTGGGCGGGGAGGGGTACAAAATGACCAGTGACACACAAACCAATAAAACGGGCGCTAAAACCACACCACAGCAGCCCGACCAGACATACATAACTGATAAGTTGATGGTGGTTAAAAAGTGTGAAAAATGCGATACGAGGCAAACATTTTACGACGAGCTACTAACTAATTTGGAGGCGGCAATAAACATACAATGCAAGCACGGTAATTGGGATTACGACGAGTACCAATACGGGCTAGCTAACGGCTTGCTTTATGCGTTTGGGCTTATGACTGGTCGCAAGCCTGCGTACCTACCCAAACCAAAAGAGTGGGTGGCTGATAAGAAAAAACACGGTGGGCTTATCCTGCCAAAATAAGGGGGTATAAAATGACCGACCAAAAAGGCAGACCACTAAAACGCAGGATTAAAGAGATGCGAGAGGCAGCAGCCAAGCCAGTACAGCCAGAGTGCAATTGGCATATCCAACACGTTGACGGTTTTGTGCCAGCCCCGCAGCAATCACTACGCAGCGCCATTGCCGTTGCTGGTATACAAGGCGGTTACGTTTGGTATAAAGATTTTCCGTTTGCTATCAGAGTTAAAAAACACGCGTACGAGCCAAGCGAGCGATTTGCTAGATTTGGTGGGTTGGTGTGTTGACACGTGCATAAAAGCTATATAAACTGATATAAGCTATGGCAGACAAAACCGACAAAAAAGTTAAAAAGTCGCAGTTACTAAAATCCGATTTAGCGGATAACGTACACCTCGAAAAATCCGAGGGCAAATACTACGCCATTTTTAACGTACACGGCAAAGAGCCGTTTTTTATCGAGTTTGATTTGCTTGATAAGCTAGCGACCAATTGGCGCGAAATTATAAGAGCACAGGGGGATTTAAAAAAATGAGCGAGATAACACCAGACAAAGTTTACTCACTTGGGCAAGTAGCCAAACAAGTAGGCTTTAGCAAACAAACAATCAAAAAATATGTAAAACTCGGGTACGTGGCGTGCAGCCGCAACCCAATAAACAATTATCGGGTTTTTACTGCCGATGCAGTTGATACCCTGGTTAAGATAAAAGCGGGTCAATATGAAGCTAAGAAAAATTAGGGTTTTATCAGTTTTAACCTCGGTTATTGCGGTTTTAACAGTAGTTTTAACATTGGCACTAAGCGCCGAGCCAGAGCCAGTCGAGCTACTAAGCCCCCTTGCCTCCCCAATTGTAAACTCGCAAGTTGAGATTGTAAGCCCGATTGTAAACCCCACCCCGACACCAACCCCCATACCAACCACCAAGCCAAAAAGCCAGTTTGTAGGCAAGGCAAGTATTTACTCCCGCGACGGCTGCCTTGGTTGTAGCGAAAATATGATAATGGCAAACGGGCAACCACTAGACGACAACGCCCTAACAGTCGCCTTTAATGATGCCCCCCTTGGCACAATGGTAAAAATTACCAATACCCACAATGGCAACGAAGTTACCGCCCGAGTTACCGACACTGGCGGATTTAAGCGCCACGGGCGCATTGTTGACGTTACCCCAGCCGTGGCACACACGCTAGCACTCAAGACTGACCAAACCGTTAATATCGAGGTCATAAAATGAAAAAGTTATTTTTTATGGCTTTAACAAAGCTACTACTAGGCATTAATTGGTTATTAAAAATTACTTTTGGCAAATACGCCAAAATCAAAATATAGGGGGTCACAATGGCACAAGCTTTACCCAAAATATACGTCGAGATATACCGCGCACTTATCGCCTGGGATGGCGACTGGCTAGGCTATGAGGCTTTAGCGAGGCGTACGGGTTATGACATTAAGCGCCTAAAGGCAGCCGTTGCCGAGCTTGAGTATTACCCTGGATATATTGAGTATTACCGCTGGCGCGATGACAACACTGGATATATCACTGGCACTGGCTACCGCATTGTGCCAGGCAAGTTGTGGGCGGTTAAGCGCGTTGTATCGCGCCACGACGGTAAAGACGAAATGGCAAAAGCAGCCGAGCAGAAAAAGCAGCCCAGCAAGTTTAAAACCACGCTTATGCGCCTTGGCGAGTGGTTGCTAATTTTGTGGTTTGTTGCCATAACTATTAACTCGGGCATACTCGCAATTTTTCACTTTATTGCTGGCGCAATACAAACCGACTACGGGCGCATTGCTTGGTCAATAATACAATTGGTCACAAGTCTTGCCTCTTTTGCAGTTGCGAGTTACTTGTTTAAGACAAGGATAAAAAAATAATATGGGAGAGATAAAGCCACAAGTTAAAGTACAGTTTACGGTGCAAAGCGTTAGCCGCCCGCATAAAATATATATGCGCCACACCGCAGTATTGCCCGACCTAAGTTATATTGATGATTTTAAAAAGGGCATTGTCGAGGGCATAATGCGACAGTTCCCAGGAATTGACGAGCTAGAGGTTATTGATAACTTTAAGGGGTACAAACTTTAATATGCCACGCTTTGTTAAACGACCAATAAAAATCGAGGCACGCCAGTTTAAAACGGTGAGCGACAAAAACGAGCACAACCTAAACGGGTTGGTTTTGTGGGTCAACAAAAATGGGGGTCGCGCTTTTCACGACCACAAAAACATTTACATTAGGACACTTGAGGGCATAATGCGCGCCGACTTGGGCGATTGGCTGATTAAGGGTACGGCTGGTGAGTTTTACCCGTGCAAACCAGATATATTTATGGCTACATATGAGCCAATAAAGGCTAAAAATGACAACTGATGAGCAGATTTGGTTGTGTGCACTTAGGTATGCGCTTGGTAGGCGCACATACATTACGGGCGTGGTTGCAGATTTTATTATTAGTAAAATAGGCAATATGAGCGAAAAATGCCGCTTAATTATGATAAGAGATATAAAAGATGCGGGCGACTTGGGCGATAATTGCGATGCCGATAATTGGCGTAGATTACTTACAAAGTTGGAGATATAAACGATATATTGACAACTGATATAAAGATATATAAAGTATAGTATATGCAACCTAAAATAAAACACGTTAAACGAGCTAACCAGTGGTGTGTAACCTACTTTACTGGCGACAAAGAGAAAAAGCAAAACCAGGCTTGGTTTAGCACAGAGGAAGAGGCACAAAATTATTTATTAACAGTAGGGGGTCAAAATGCAAAATAAAGCAAAAAGTGCAGCCAATACTTTAGTTTGGTGGGGGCTAGTATTACTTAGCTTTGGCGGGTTGTGGGTGCTCAAGTTCACCATACAGCGCGCTATTGAGGATGGGATTAATAACACAAAATAATTAGGGGGGTCAATATATGGCATTTTCAGTTAATTTAGCAATCATTACAGGCAACGTTACCAGCCAGCCGACGGTAAAATACACGCCCGCGGGCAATCCCGTTTGCAACTTTAGTGTTGCGACCAACCGCAGCGTTAAAAACGGCGACCAATGGGAGGATGCCGCAACTTTTCACCGCGTAGTTGTGTGGGGCAAGATAGCCGAGTGGCTAGGCAATAACCTACGCAAAGGCGACCCCGTTAACGTGACTGGCAGGATTGATAACCGCAGCTACGAGCAAGACGGCGTTACCAAGTATATTAGCGAGATTGTGGCAGATACCGTTATACCGTTTGCGCGCAAGGGTCGCAGTGATAGCGCCCAGCGCCCACAAGGTCAAGACGAGTATCAAGCAGCAACCGAGGTATTTGGTGGCACTCCCACAGCCAAAAAAACATACACCAAGCCAAAGGCAGACCCAGTAGCACCAACCCAGCAAGAGCTTGAGCAGCCAGGGCAAGACTTTGTTAACGTCGAGGACATACCGTTTTAAAGCATATGACACACTGCCATTTTTGTAATACCGACCAACCATATAGCGGATTTGCGGCAAGAGTTCCCGACGGCAAGGGTCGCGGGCACATTTGCAATAAGTGCCTACAAACTGGAAAATACGAGGTAGTGGGCAATAACGCCCGACAGGTGCAAGTTGAGTTAAAAGGTAATATGGAGGCTGCCCGATATGACAGACAACGCCGCCCGCGCCGCAAACAGCGAGGCAAAGTATTTAACGCATAACCTGCATTACGCAGCGTATTTGCTTTATTGCGGGGGTGAGTGTGTTGGAGTTGTGGCAAGTGATTATAAGCCTGGGTTATATGATTTTGCGTTTAAGTGGATTGGCAACGTTAAAGAGTACGAAACCAACTTTTTTAGCAACCAAGCCACAGTTGAGCCGAGGCAGTACGTTAAGGCTATCGCAAATTTGCGCGACATACTTAACGACCACAAAGCTAAAGCCGTCGCCAAGGGCGAGTTGATGTACAAGTAAATATTGCTGCGCGGAGGGGCAAGGTGACCCCGCCCGCAAGGGAGCGTACCAAACACCGCGGCACTAATTGGTACGGCGCTAGTTCGAGCCTAGTCGCGCAGCCTATGGGTGATTTAGAGATAGGTAAAACCAAAGACAATAAGCCAGTCGCTACAATGCGCCAGGCAGTTTTTAGGTTGCAAATTGGGCGCTTTATTATCGCGCTCGACAAAGTAACCGAGCAGTATGTTGGTATTGAGCAAATTGATAGCGGATTAAAAAAGATATTTGGGCGCAAAAATGCAAATTAATTGGGTGTGTTACGAGTGTGGGATTAAGTACGGCAAACACAAGCCAGGTGCGGGCACAACTTGGCACGAGGGCGATAGTTGCGACATTTGCGGGCAAGTAAAGCCGACCACAGAGCCGAGAGATTTTGGATATTGGGCACTAAAACCGTTGTTTATCAGTAAGCATAGTGCCATAAGATAGCTGGCTTATCCACAGGGCAGGTGTTAAGCCAGCTTTTTTATTGTACTCTTGCGAGAAAATGATATTGTTATGGTATTATGACAAGTTTTAAGTTGCCATTTTATAGATTTATTGAGGAAAACGGCGACGGCAGTGGTGCTAAAGTTCACAATTTAGATTACTCGGGTGGTAAGGTTTTAAAAATTATACCCGCCGCGGGTGAAACTATTATTTTGCACAGGATGATAAGCGAGGTGCAAGATACCAGGGTTGGTTTTAACGTTGATAGTTTTGGTGGTTTATCAGAGCTAACTAACGGCATACAAATTAAGCTTGAAAATGCACAAGGGGTTTTAGTTGACTTAACGGGCGGCTTGCCGATTAAAACAAACAGTGATTGGGGTAGATTTTGTTATGATGTTGCGCGCATTGACTACGGCAATGGCGATTTTTCTTTGCAATCAAGGTGGACGTTTAACAATGCGGGTATGCCTCTAAAGCTCGACAGCAACGATGGCGAGTTTTTAGCAATGTATTTTCAGGATGATTTTAGGGGTTTGAGCCATATGAGCTTTAATTTTCAGGGGTATTATTACGACGTACCAGCCCGCACTAATAATTATGATTAATAACGTGGTAGCATAGACTTATGGCGAAACACAAAAACAAAACCGCCGCAGTTAGCACTCCCAAAGTGGCAGTGCCAGTATTAAAAGCACGCTTTGCGGGGCTTATCAAAATTGCCCCTGATGCCGAAACCCCAACCGTACGCACGGTTGAGATTGAGGGCGAAAAGTACACCGAGTTTGTAAAACTCCCTGGCGTGTTTTTCAGTGATAAACTGTTTGTATAGTGATTACCTATACAATTGACGGCGAGCTAACAGACCTTAATACATATATCCGAGCCGAGCGGGGCAACCGCTTTATGGCTGCTAAGATTAAAAAAAATAATACCTGGACGTGCCAGCTAGCAGCGCGAAATATTGCCCCCCTACCCCAACCGTTTTACCTAAAGGTACGTTGGATTACCCCAAACGAGAAAAAAGACCCAGACAACCTAAGCTTTGCCGTTAAGTTTGTGCTCGACGGCTTGCAAGAGGCTGGCATTATCAAAAACGACGGGCGCAAACAAGTGTTGGGCATAGCACACGAGTTTGCAGTTGATAAGGATAACCCCAGGGTTGAGGTGATGCTTGAGCCAGTAGTTTGATAACGTATATAATGGTTTTACTATGTTAACCGACAAAGATTTTGCCAAGGCAGAGGAGCTATTTAGCGATAAGGAATGGAAAGCCGAGGGGCGAGTTGTGGCGCTGGTTACCCCGCTACAGGCGGCACAGTATAAGCTAGTGCGAGAGCGCCAAAACAAGTTTTTAACATACCTAGCACTAGGCATAACCAAAAAAGAGGCAGCACAAGCAAGCGGCATTGACGAGGCAACGGTTTATAGGTGGCAAGATGATAGTTATGCGAGTTTTGCAAGTCGTGTTAACCTGGCAAGTGACTACTCACGCCGCGATATGATTGAGCAGATTAAACGACACGCACGCAAAGATTGGCGAGCCGCAGCGTGGTGGTTAGAGCGTAAGCACGCTAAAGAGTTTGGCGAAGTGAAAAAGGCGCAGGTTGATGTAAACATTGTTGGGCAATTAAACGTTAACGAGCGCAAAAATATTAGTGATAGATTTTTAGGACTTTTGCAAGATGCAGACGCATTTACAATACAAGAGCCAAGCCAAGCAACAGCTCGCCGCGCTGATTAAGCAAAGCTTAGCTACTGCCAAAACTAAGCTCGACCTAACCAAAGAGTTTAAAGCCATTTTTGAGGGGGCTTGGGTTGACCTACTCCCGATTAACGACGACTTTAAACTTGCACTAAAAGTTGAGTGTGTAATTAGGTTTGGGCAATACTTTTTTCCCTCTTATTTTCCCGTCGAGCAATCAGATTTTCACCGCGAAGTTATTGCTAACCTACTGACCAAAGAGCGCTTTGTTATTGCTGCCCCACGTGAGCACGCCAAAAGCACCACGGTTAGTTTTTTGTTTGTTAGCTACTGTATTGCCTACGAGCGCAAAAAGTTTATTTTGATTGTAAGTGATACGGCGAGCCAGGCAGAAAACTTTTTAAGTGATTTAAAAGAGGAGTTGGAAACCAACGACGATTTACACCTGATGTTTGGGCAGTTTTTTGGCAAAGAGAAGTGGACGGCTGGCGACTTTGTTACCAAAACGGGCATACGCGTGCTAGCTAAGGGCGCTGGGCAAAGCTTGCGTGGTGTACGCCGCAAAGAGAGCCGCCCCGACCTGGTTGTTGTTGACGACCTCGAAAATGACGAGCTTGTTAATACCCTGGCGCAGCGCGATAAGCTATACAACTGGTTTAACAAGGTGCTAATTAACGTGACTGGTAAGGGTGGGCAAATAGCCGTGATTGGCACAATACTGCACTATGACAGTGTGCTATCGCGTTTGCTCGACAGTAAAAAAGACGATGCCCGCTGGTACACCAAAAAATATCAAGCTTTGTGGACTGATGGCGACGAAAAAAAGGTGCTATGGGCAGAGTGGTGGGATTTGGAGCGCTTGCTTATCAGGCGGCAGGATATTGGCGAGTATGCTTTTCAGAGTGAGTTTTTAAACGACCCAATTGACGAAAGCACAGCCATATTTAAACGCAATTGGATTACTGATAACGCGTTTGAGCTAAAGGATTTGCCGCGCAACGAGGCAGGCGACCCCGACATTAAAGCTACCTACGGCGCTATTGACCCAGCCATTAGCAAGCGCGAAACTGCCGACTACACCGCCATTGTGACCATTTATTTGGGTAAAGATGGCTTTATTTGGGTTGTGGGGGCAGAAAAGCACCGCCTGACACTTAACGAGCAGGTTATTAAAGTGTGCCAGATGCACGAGTTATACGACTACGATAAGTTTGGTGTTGAAACCATTGCATACCAAGCGGGGTTAAAACAAGAGATTGACCGAGAGAGCCGCACCCGCAATACATACATACCAACCGAAAAGCTAATGCCTACCCGCGATAAAGTATCACGCGCCCAAATATTGAGTGTTTATTTTGAGCAGGGTATTATTAAGATACGTAAAGACCTAGAGGACTTAATTAACGAGTTGTTAGTTTTTCCTAAAGGTGAGCACGACGACTTAGTTGACGCGCTAATTTATGCAATAATGTTAGCTAAGCCCGCCAAACAAAGAGTACGGGTATTTGCAAGTAAGCCAAAAGGGTTTTAAAGTATAACTATAAAGGAAAAAAGCAAAATGGATTACTTCCCACCAAAATCAGAAAAAACACGTATTGAGGGTTATTTGCACCGCGAAAAGATATTTTTAGGCGAGCACTTTGATGCCTTTGCAATGAAAAGTAGCGAGTTTGGCAAAGACTACTCAAGACTAAAATACGTTGTTGCTAACTTTGGTGGGCTATTATCGAAACTAGCCGCGGATATGCTTTTTATGGAGTTCCCAGCTATGAGCCTGGGCAAAACTGGCGATGCCAATTGGCTTAATGCTACCGTGCGCGGCAACAAACTAAAAACACAGTTTTACGAGAGTGCACTAGAGGGTAGTTACAGGGGTGATGCCGTGTTTAGGTTGCGCAGCAAAGATGGTGTGCTATTAATTGAGGATATTAACCCCGCCTGCTATTTTCCGAAAGTTAACGAGGCAAACGTTAGAGCCGAGCCAGAGTACCACGAGCTAGCTTGGAAAGTTGGCTTAGGTGATAAAAAGTTTGGTGTTTACAGCGAGCGCCATTACAAGGGTTATTACACCAACGAGCTTTATGAGCTTGATAGCAACGGGCAAATAGTTGCCAAACTCCCCTTTAACCAATACTACCCCGACACTCCCGAGATGGTTGAAACTGGCGTTGATTATCCCCTGGTTGTGCATATCCCCAATTTTAGGATTAACAGCCGCTATTTTGGTATTAACGATTACTACGACCTAATGAGCTTGTTTTTTGCTATCAACAACCGCACCACTAAAATTGATAATATCCTAGACAAGCACGGCGACCCAATACTTGCCGTACCTGATGGCTTTTTAGATGAGGACGGTAAAATTAGGCGTGAGGCGTTTGGTATTGTTGAAGTGGACACCAACGAGAAACAGATGATACCGCAATACATTGTTTGGGATGCCAAGCTCGATAGTGCGTTTAAAGAGATTGATAAGCTTGTTGAGTTCCTATTTATGTTTAGTGAAACTAGCGGTGCTGCCTTTGGACTTGATAAGGGAGGCGTTGCCGAGAGTGGGCGAGCACTCAAGTTTAAACTACTGCGCACCATTGCTAAGACCAAGCGCAAGCAGCTTTACTATGACGACGGGCTAAAAGAGCTATTTAGGACGGCACAGCTATTTGCTAAGGCAAACAGCCTAGTTGCACAGGATGGCACAAAACTTACCAAAGACGTTGCCGACCTTGAGATTGATTGGAGCGACGGCTTGATTAACGACCCACAAGAGGTTATTGACTACGAAACCGCCCGAGTTGATGCTGGGCTAAGTAGCAAGGTTGATGCAATCCAACGCATTGATGGCATTAGTGAGGATGAGGCTAAACAACGCCTAGCCGATATTGATGCAGAAAAAGCCAAAGAGCGCGAAGCTGCCAAACCCACCTTTAGCACAAAGCCCGAAACTAAGCCATTTGGCGTAGGGGCTACTAACGGTGAGGTAAACGGCAATGGCAACCAATAATATAACCACCCCAGCGGGCACAGTTCCAAGTGATGCAGGCATACAGCTTTTTGTTGATATTTTGCGCAGCGCGTACAGCCAATTACTGCAAACTTTGAGCAGTGGCGACCTAACTAAAAAGCAAGTACAGCTGCAAAAGCTAGCCCAAATTGAGGAGATAGTTAACGAGCTTGATATTGACGTACGCAGCTGGGTGGCAGTTGAAGTGCCCGCATTTTACGAAATTGGTATGTTTGAGGCTTTAAAAGCTTTGCACGAGCGGGGCAGTAATGTGGCGTTTAGCATAGACTTTGCCAATTTTCACCGTGAGGCGATTGAGGCGCTAGCCCGCGAAACTTACGCAAACATTGCCGAGGGTATGACTGGCTTAACTCGCACGGGCGAAAAAGTAATAAGTATGGCGCAGCGTGAGAGCGTTTTAGTGGAGATAGCTAAGGGCGATATTTTAGGTAAAGACCGCCGCAGCATTGCCAAAGATGTTAAACAAGTTTTGCAGGATAGTGGCATAACGGCATTGGTTGATAAACGCGGCAGAGAGTGGGATTTACTCACATACGGCGAGATGCTAGCGCGCACTAAACTAACCCAAGCACACAATACTGGCACGATAAACCGTATGACCGAGAGCGGTTACGATTTGGTTGAGGTAAGCGAGCACGCGGGGAGTTGCCCATTATGTGAGCCGTGGCAAGGGCAGATACTAAGCGTGACGGGTCGCACTAACGCATATGGCACTTTGGATGATGCCATTGGTATGGGGCTTTTTCACCCAAACTGCCGCCACACAGTAACGCCGTATCACGAGGCATATTTAGATAAGGCAACCGTTTGGGATAGTGAGGCGCAAGAGTACATACCGTACACCGAGCTACGCAGTAAAAAACTACAGTCATTTAGCGATGCCTACGATATGCACAAGGTAACTGCCGAGGCAATCGGGGTTAATGCAGCCACGCAGTTTAATAAGTACCTAGAGGCAGGGGATATAAACAAGGCTGCTAAGTACGTGACTAGCTTACCTGACGACAACGAGCTAAAGCCGAGCCTACAGAGGTTAATTGGCTTAATGCGGTAATTTGCGGTAATACCCCCCTCCCCTCCCCTACCGAAAAATTGAAAAACCCACCAGGCTAAAAATGCAAAAAATGGCGACCCATAGCGAGAGGGGAGGGGATTAGTGATAGTAATTGCTATACTATTTGGTTAGTGAGATTATGAGCAAACTAAAAATCTTTTTTTATGTTTTACTTTTGCCAATTATTTGCTTGGTTGGTGGCGCGCTTGCAAAGAGTTGCAAAGGTGATTGTTGAGTGGGTAGTTGGATTTGTGGGCTGGCTGATTTACTTTATTGGGTATGTACTCACACCAAGTAGCTGGTTTTAGCAGTCTTAGGTAGGGTTTGACAAGGTAGCCACAATAACACTATGATTGACTAAGCGTAATATTAACCTATACGGAACGCACCACGATACGGGCGAAAAGGGAGGTACGCAATGGCAGATAACGAGCCAATTAACAATCAAAATCCTAACGGCAACGGGGATGGTAAAAACAACCCACCCGCTGACCCCAACGCGAACGGCGGCGATACAGCTGGTAAGGGGGATGAGGGCAAGCCCAATGGTGACGGTAAAAACGTACCCGTTGAAAGCTACAACGTTGTTAGGGATAAATATTTAGCGCTTAAGAAAAAAGACGAGGAGCGAGCAGCAGCCGAAGCCGAAGCCGAAAAAAAGCGGCTTGAGGAGCAAGGTAAGTTTAAAGAGCTTGCCGATAAGGAAAAAGCCCGCGCCGATGCCGCAGAGCAGCGATTTGTAACCACCGCTAAAACAGCAGCCCTAAAAGTTGCAGCGTTAGAGGCAGGTACAGTTGATGCCGATGCAGTAGCAAGTCTTGTAAAGCTTGACGATATTAAGCTGGCAGAGGATGGCAGCGTTGATAGCGAAAGCGTTAAAAAAGTTGTTGAGGCACTAAAAACAGCCAAAGCGTATTTGTTTGGCAAGCAGCAAAAACCCAATATGGGTGCTGACGGGGGCAACCCCAACGGCGGTGCAGCGGGCGACGTACCAACGTTTAAACGCTCACAACTCCGCAATAGTGCTTTTTACAAAGAGCACGAAAAAGATATTTTGCGAGCAGCCGCAGCGGGTAAAATCATTGACGATGTTACCCAGCAAGCTTAATAGCGCGTTAAAGTTAATTAATATAAATAGGAGCTAATAAAATGGCAGACACAATGGGAGTAACCCAATCCGCTAACTTTATCCCCGAAGTATGGGCTAATGCTGCGTTGGGCAAACTTGAAGCAGAGTTAAACCTTGCAAAGAACGTTGCAAGAGATTTTGAATATACCCCTTCCAAAGAGGGCGACACTGTACATATCGCTAAACGCGGTACACTACAGGCTAACCAAAAGACCAGTGGCACAGCAGTAACCCTGCAAAACCCCACTGCGACTAAGGTTGATGTCACGCTTAACCAGCACTTTGAAGTTACATTTGCAGTCGAGGACATTGCAAAAGCTCAAGCCAATCAAGATATTATGATGGGCTATATTGAGGATGCGGTGCTCGTGCTTGGTGAGAAAATTGAAGGTGCACTTGCTGCGCTTTACAGCTCACTAACTGGTAGCACTATCAACTCTGGTGGTGGCGACATTACCGAAGATGATGTGC